CCCGGTTTTGCCGGGCTCAAAGTCTTCGATTATTCCTTCGAAGATTCCCTATATGGAGACAGACCATGCCAGCTCGCGAACGTCATATTGAAACCACTCGTTTGGGTGGTACAACTGGTCGCTTCGTGGATGCACCTGACCTTTCTGGGGGTTCCGAGGTTCTTGCCTCGAAATCCTTTTGCGGAGATATCACTGGTCCTGGGGATAATGCCCCATTTCACGTGAACTCTGAAGAATGGTCTGGTGGTGTGATAAACAAGCCCTATGTAGGTTACTTCAGTAGTTATTTTAATAACTATGTAGCTGACATATGTAGGGGTCCTGTTATTGATCACCTTGGTCTTGACGATTCTCCCTCAAATGCAGAAGCCGCTACTCGCGCTGCTGCACGAACGAATCCTTCCAGGCCCAACATCGACATTCCAGTCGAAGCCTTTCAACTTGCGGAGATTGTCTCTCTTATCAAGTTTCGAGGCGCTGGTGTTATACGTCAAGCTGCTTCCGCCAATTTGGAGGTGCAGTTTGGCCTTAAACCAGTTTTGGAGGACTTGGATACCCTCTTGGTTTTACAACATCTCATTGATGTTCGAACTCAAGAGATATCAAGATTACGTTCTAATAGAGGGTTACGTCGAACGATAGGCATTGGTAGTTACTCTGCGAATGAGAGAATACTGTTATTCATTCAATCGCAAAATCTTCTCTTACGAGAAGAGTTTGAGGTGAGTACTACCGAGACCGTGCGTGTCCATACTCGATGGATGCCAGATGATATCTCACATCTGGCCGCGGATCCTGCCTTGCGTGCTTTAGCCACTCTTGCGGTTACTGGAGCCACTATTGACTCCAGTTCCGTTTGGGAAGCAATTCCCTGGTCCTGGCTAATCGATTACTTTAGCAACGTTGGCGATTACTTTAGAGCAAATCGCAACGTTGTTGGGGCAACGCTCAATGACATTGCTGTCATGAGGCACACTGTAACTACTGCGTCTACTCCGGCAATCCAAGGTTCAGACTTCTTCTTTGAAGGCTGTACTTCTCGAAAGACGGATAAGCGTAGAGCTACTTCGTTCGTTTCCATGAGTGCTGACCTTCATTTGCTTGATGCAAATCAGGTTAGCATCGTTGCCTCTATAGCTGCTACGAGGTAACTCATTCACCTCACGCAGCAGATAGCAACGAAGGAGTAGAACCATGTTCTCCGATACAATTGCGTTCACGGATCTTCATGGAACGTTAGACTATACTCTTACGAGGATTAACCAAGACTTGTACTCTTCTGAGTACCTGTACAAGGCTACCACGTTCGAGATTCGTCTTACCATCAAGAATATCACTTATTCCGATAAGAAGCAGGGTGGCCGTCTTACTGACCGCCACACTGTCCAATTGACGGAGTATGTGTATCCCGTGTCTCCTGCGCTTTACGGTACGGTGCGAAAGTGTTACACCGTTATCGAGAATGCACAGGGCGATGATCCCGCCAATTCGCGGGAAATCGCACTTGGTCTGTCAGCTTGGCTTTCCGCTTCTAGCGGTGCCAACATTACCAAGATGGTAAACTTCGAGTCTTAGACTCGTCGTTTTCACGCATGCATTGACGAGGCCTGTATAAGTTCCAACTGAAAGGTTGCACTTATGAAAAGCCAGGTTAATGCTCTACTCCACGTCTCGCAAGGACTTCTATTAGATGTCCAGGCGACGTACCCAGCACTTAGGGGACTATCGAAAGATTTTTCGAGACTTTCCCTTTTGTGTCAAACTCGAGGACTAGGGTTGTTCACCCTTGACCTCCCATATCTTGATTCACTGCTTTTGCAGGGTCTCGAGACTGGACGCCTTCAGCTTGCAGGCCCTCTTAGTAAGAGGGTTTCCGCAAGAGTCAGAGTGCCGAGATTTCTCTCGGGTCTCTGGTTGCGTGTGTTTGATACTTGTGCATGTCTAAGACATGACGCTGATGCTACCGCTGTATTCCTCCTTAGGAGTATTTTCTCCATTGGGAAGAAGATAGAGGTGGAATGCTCAACGAACCGCCGTGAGGCGGCTCTGGAGACATACCATGGCATTGAACGATCCCTTAGATCCCCCACGTTGCAGTGGGATTCCGATGAGCTCGTCACTGATATCGACCCTACTGATAATAGCCTTGAACAAGCTATTGCCAGTCGTTTTGAGCAGACTCTCTTCTCGCAAGAGGAGAAAGAAAACTCGGAAAACGAAGGTCTAAATCGGCTGCGTCTACAACGTATGCAGCAAGTTGCTGATATCGTTGTCGGTTCCATGGACTTCTTTGAACCCGTTCGCCTTTCGGGCGATATGGAACAAGAAGGACTTGGAATCGGTTTCAGACATGGACCTGGTGCAGTTTCGGAACGATTAAGGCAGTCAGAGAAATTTGACTTTCTTAATTGGCCGAACAAACTTAACGTTTGGTTTCCTTTCGAATTCTGCGGGAAGACTGCAGGATCTGAAAAGGAGCGCCCTCTCAATCATGAGCTGGCGAGTCGTCTGATATGCGTCCCTAAGACCGCTAAAGGTCCTAGGATTATCGCAGCCGAGCCTGCATCACACCAATGGTGTCAGCAGATTCTGCGTTCCTACTTTGTCGATGAGACGAAGCGTAACCCTTTATTGGGACGATTCATCAACTTCGCAAAGCAGGAATTGTCAGGCGACCTGGTCGTTAAGGCATCCATAGACCGTACACTTGCTACTGTTGATCTTTCAGATGCAAGCGATCGTCTATCGTGTTGGACCGTGGAGCGTGTATTCCGATCTAACCAATCGGTACTACATTCTCTGCACGCCGCACGTACGAG